TGCTGGCGTTGATGCAAACTCCTTCTCAAATTCATCAATAATAGCATCAGGGATTGGCGGAGATTGTTCAATTAGCCTATCTAACTCAGATCGTGTAATCTTCAAGAAATCCATACAGTCAATACGTTCTTTAGGATGGAGAGCAAGTTCTACCGCAATCTGTCTCTGAAACTTTCCCCATGATATACTTGCTACACGATTTGATTCAGAATTCTGAGCAAATCGGAAGAAATTACCTAGAGTTGTAAGAATACCTGTAAAAATAGATACGCCTCCAATGCCTATTTGAGCATATTTCTGAGCATCTTGATTATTTCCAGCAAGACTATTCATTAAAAAACTTGCAGATCCTGTTAACGTAGATAGGACTATTACTGGAACTGTAATCCACATATTACTTCTTGACATAACCTTCTCATAACGATCATGCATCCAACGATAACATGCTCCTATATCGGACCATCCAGCCATTAATTCTTCTTGTTCTTTTGTCCATCCATTATTGAAACGATGAACAATTGATCCAGATACATCTTTTGTTGGCGGTGGAGTTCCTGGTGGTGTTATAGCCATCTGTTAGAGGGTTATTTGTTTCTTCCACCTCCTCTGCCTCCTCTGCCTCCTCTCCCTCCACTCCCGCTGCTCTTCTTAATCCCAGCCGAATATAACGCATCTGCTTCAGGGCCAGTTAACTTTCGTACATCAATATCCTTTGGAAGAGATACAAATTTCCGTGTCTTCAGACCCTCCTTAAACATATATGGGCCATATTGCCCTACTGCAAATTGGTATGGGCCTAGCCTATATGCAGGGGCTGATAGTTTCCTAGACTTGAATTTCTCTGTAATCTGTTCAATTGTATCACCTTCTACATATGGTATCTTTAGAGAATTGAACTCCAAGTAAAATCCATATGGCCCTTTCTTTTTAAAGACCGGTTTGTCATCAATGTTTCCTACCGTAGAATCTGTTGCCAGTTTTGCTATCCATTCTTTTGCTTCTTCCAATGTAATTGAAAGGACCGATGTACTTGGTGGAAAGGAGTAAAAGGTTGGCTTATCTGTGCCATTCTCCTGCACAAGCAGCGGCCCTTTCTTTGTCATAACTGCCTTGAATCCATCTCCAAAATCTTTCAGTTTCTCAGATGTTTGTGGAACAGAGGATGTATCTTTCAAGCGTATATGAGAATCCTTATAGGAGTTCCATGTATCACGACACAGCTGTTTCCACTGCTCCTCACCTCGTGAGATCTTATCTAGGCGTTGCTCCATCTGTGCCGTAAATTCATAAGCAAAGAGCTGTGGAAATTCACGAATACAAAATCCAAGAACTGATTCGCCAAGTTCCGTTGGCATTAATTTACTTTTCTCAGCACCCAGGATTACCTGTGATATAGTTGTATCGGGTGGCCACTGGGATGGTGTAAGAGTATATGTTGTAGTGGATGCTTTTGACCCAGAGATATCCTTCTTTTCAACATAGAGTTTGTCAAAGAGTACTTCAATGAGTGATGCAAATGTGGATGGGCGGCCGATACCTTTGTGTTCTAATTCACGAATGAGAGTAGCTTCTGTAAAACGGGGCTGAGCCTTAGATCGTTTAGGAGATGATTGAATAGATGTCCATGTTAGAGGTGTGCCTGCAAGGATTTTCTGGAACTCTTCCCATGCTACATCCTCTGGTGTACCCTCATCTTCGGTATCATCGAGACTTGCTGGCTTCCCTAGAATTTGCCAGCCGAGGAAATCTGTTTTACGAAGAGATGATGTCCATAAGAATGGCTCTGGATCTGGATGTAAAATGAGTGTGATTGTACGCAAGCGGCCTGTTGCTGGTGCCATAATGGATTGGATAGCACGACGACGAATTAATGCATAGATCTTACGATCGATATCTTTCCACTCACCAGCTGGTAATTCTTCAAGTTCCATATGAGTAGGGCGAATTGCTTCGTGTGCTTCTTGGGCTTGCACTTGTTGGGCCTTTGGTTGAGCCTTTGGCTGAGCCTTTGGCTGAGCCTTAGTCTTTGCTTTAACGATCTGTGTTCCAATGAACTCAGCTCCATACTTTGCAGTTACCCACTCTTTAGCATGGGCAATAGCCTCTTCACAAAGTACGGCACAATCAGTCCTCATGTATGTAATATGACCTGCTTCATACAATTCTTGTGCCGACTTCATGGTCGCTTTCGGGTTGAAATGATGTAGTGCGGATGCTTCTTGTTGGAGAGTACTAGTGATTAGAGAAGGAGGGGCTGATAGAGTCCATGGCTTTTCACTCACATCTTTTACATAGGCAGTCGTATCCTCATAGATATTCTCGAGGTAATTTAGTGCAGATTCTTGATCTTCCAGCTCATCTACCATTTTTGCTGTAAACTCAGTTGTATTAGTGCTAAAGGCTCCTTGGATAGTCCATGTAGTCTGTGTACTATGACTCTTTACTTGTTTTTCCCTATCATAGACCAAGCGAAGGGCAGGCGTCTGACATCTTCCTGCTGAGAGGCCACGTGCAACATGTTTCCATAGTAAAGGTGAAATAGTGAAGCCTACAAGCATATCGAGGACTGAACGTGCTTGCTGAGCATATACACGATTCATATCAATGCGTTTTTCTTGGGCAGTTGCAATGGCGTTCTTCACAGCTTTTTCCGTGATTTCATGAAATATTGCACGAGGCATAGTAGTTGGATCCTTTTTCAATAAACATGCTACACTATAGGCAATTGCTTCACCTTCGCGATCATCGTCCGCTGCTAGATAAATAGTATCAGCACCAGATGCTGCCGCCAGAATTGGTTTCATGGCTTTTGCTTTCTCTTGCAAGAAACGGAAGCGAGGTTCAAAATCTCGATCGATGCCGACAGCATCAAGATCTTCCTCTAATGCACGAATATGACCCATTGTAGCCAGAACTTGGAAATCTGGCCCTAGGAAACCGGCAATCTTCTTACATTTTGCCGGTGATTCCACAATGACAAGGTTCTTTGGCATTCTGTTTTGACCTTGTAAGTTTAACTATGTGTAGTATCAATTTTCACTATATATAAAAAATGATTTAAGGTATCGATGAACTATATAGTATATGCCTAAGCAAAGGGAGGAGGTCTATGTAGCAGACAAGAACCCATTCGCATGCCTAGCATCTGACTCTGACTCTGACTCAGAGAATGATGTACCTACTGTGCCTGCTGCTGCTGTCCCTACAAAATTCACTACAACTACACCTCACAACAGTTGTAACACTCCTGTGAATGCACCTACTGCTATGAGTTCTTCATCTGCTCAATTCCGTGTATGGGCAGATGAACCAGTCCCAGGAAGTAGTAATGTGTTCAATGCTCCTTTTAATCGCACAATCCAAAAGCGTTGGAATAATCCACGTTTCAAAGAGGATAGTGAAGGATGGACTAGTATTAGTTGGACACAGCCTCAGTTTATTGATGATGCTACGTATGAAAAAAAGTCTGTATCCTCTGAGGAAGATATCCCTCTACCAGTGATCCCACCTCAGGAATTTGCTTCGCTACTTCTCAGAGGGACGATTGATGATGTAAAAGAGACACCAGCAGCTGTTTGGGCTGAGAGGGTAAAGAAGCAATTGGATAAGGCCGAGGCAGCACGTGCTACACGCCGTGAAGGTCGCCTCAGCTTCTTTCGTAGCTCTGCTACAAAAGAATCGGTCTAAAAAATTACATCATACATGAAGTATGTCACTCCCATATTCTGGTAATTCCATATGTGCATTTGATGTAACACATCAGCGCATATGGGATATTGATCATCGCAATCCTGCTACAAATTCACTCTATAAAGTCCGTCAGGATGTTGTGAGTACTATTGTAAAAGGAAAGCAGTATGTTTTTATTCGCCTGCCATATAATAGATCACTTTCTGATAATCAGCTCGAGTCGCTCTTAGATTATATTATATCACTTGGCTACTATATCGAACATGTTCTTCCAGGGCATCAGTATATTTTGAGGAAGGTGTAAGAGGTTTGTATTTATACTATGAGTCAGTATTTAAAGTTTGCATTTCTGTAGTTGTTATGTATTCTTGTATTTCTTGAATTCCTCGACGTATTTTGTTATCTTCCCTTGTTTTCCCTCGTATAACAGCAGGGTCATTTGGAAATTCATTATCTGGATCATATATACTTTCTTCTATCAAATAAAAGTCATCAGGTAATTCAATCTCATCCCTCTTTCTCCAACAATATGTACGGAATATACATACATATCGTTTTCTAGCAGTTATATCATATACCCCATTCCTGCTATCAATAGCAAATTGCTTTGCTAATTGTTTAATTTCTGTAAATGAAGGATTACCATTATTCTCAATATATTCATTCATAAAACTCTCAAATGTATTTACTAATATAAGATATGTAGTCATATACAATATTCTATATATTTTCTTAGACCAGAATGTTTAATAGCCAAATAATAGACCAGCACGCCCTGAATAGACGCGTAGAATATTATAGGTTTCTGCCCATATATAGACTGTGTAAGAGGGTACATCTGTGACATTCATCGTATTTCTAAATGGTTTTAGTGTAAGTGCTAATTCCACATGAGTAATTTTATCTAAATTTGCATGACCCATTGGATTTGTAATCCCATATTGCTCATGCTGCGTACCAAATGGCAAATGATAATAATATTTATTATGCCAGGGTGTTTTTCGTTGTTCGGTTGACTGTAAGATAGATCGGAAGAATCCAGGGAAATCTGTGGCATACCTTACCATTTTACCTTCATACATTAGAGACAGTGATTGAATTGGCTCAGAATCAGTTACAGAATATGCAGGTATCAGGGGCTGTGGAACTAGAGTATTAAGGCCTTGAGCATCAGGCCACCAAGGGGCGACTTGGGACTGTCCTGCGATGAGCAAGCCAGATAAATCTCGTGTTCCTAAGAAAGGAGCATTCAGGGTAGCCGCGTCAGTCCTATTCAACATAAAATAGAATTCACGTGTAGGGTTCGGAATTCTGATAGGAATTCGTACAGCAGGGGCTTTCTTAGTGTTATATGGATTAATTGCATAATGTTGTACAATAGGATATGTCAAATCTCCTAAGCGGAGACGATTTGCCTCAGGTTTATCCAAATATACATATTCAAGTAGCAGGTAGGAAGATGGTAAAAGAATCGTAGAAGGCATAATTATTCCTGGGACTTGTGATACTTTTGTTATTACAGTTGGATCTCCTGTCAATCCTTTTACTTCTTTTCCAGAAGCATCAGCATAATACAAAGGACTTGATTCCATAGGTGGCATTGTAACAGGGGTTGTCCTCGATGTCGTTACATATATATTAGCAGCTGTATTAAAGGTGATGGTGATTTGTACAGTATCAGTTCCTATCGCATCAATTGGTAAGGCTGCACCTGGATCTCCACGATTAAACCAGAATGGAAGTGGCGTCACAACTTCTTGACGAGTTGGTGAAGCACCATTCGCCCCAGGATTAAATCCTGCATCATATCTTCCTAGAAGTCTATTGACAGTCGTAACTTTCTCAAGTGGAGTATGGAATTCATCTAAGACTTCTAGAAGTCTGCCATCAACAGTATCTATCGGAGCTGCTCCAATTGTCACTTGGGCCTGTGAGATCAATGCGTGGCCAATAGAATTTGTCCAGCCAAAGGTCGGGCCAACAAAACTCTTAGAATTTGTAGTGCACCATGTGCGAGCTTGTGCCTGTGCTGTACCGATATCGGGCATAGTTGTTACGAGAAATGCTCTCGTAATAAGATGACCTCTGCGAGGCAGAGTTGCTTTTGCTGTGGAACCGAATGCTGGGGAGTTATCAAAATCTACACGAACTAATTCTGTTGTAAAACGGCCAGCACGAACAAATGCTTTCTGAAATTGTTGTATACTGGGCTGACCTTTCGGTGGTAATAATCGTTCATCTTGCAAACCTGAATGTAAGATTCGCAGGAGGCCGGCTGATGCCATCTTATTCTGCTTGG